GATTGCTTGTTCAATTCCTTGTGCTGTTTCTTGAGCATTGACAGCTCCAAGACGTTGTGCAGAAATACCAATAGATTCAAAACACTGTTGTTTAAAGTGATTTGCCAATTGTATTCTTGACATCAATCTTTGTGTTTGCTCAAGGTTAAGTACTTGATAATGATTAAAGTTTAAAGCATTTTCAGTATTTGTAATAGATGTGTCTAATGCCAACATACCAAAATTTTTCATTGCTACATAAGCTTTACCTAAATTACCTTGTCCCCAATCTTCACCCATAGAATGTCTAGGTAAAGCATTTTGATCAAGCATGATTACAGTACCTAATTCATCAATTAAGATATCAGCAATCTGGTTATTTACCAAGTTGTATCCAATTTGATATGGTTTCATCTTATCTACAAGCGAGCGTGATTTTGTATTTCTATCAGAAAATACTGCACCCTCAATTGGAAGTTTAGAACCATATAATGTAAAGTCACCTTTAAATTGAAATTTGGTTGGTGCTACATTTAAATATATTGGAGAAAAATTGAGGTTGTCTGTATTACCATAAAAGGTAGGTCTGTTTGGGCCAATTTTAGTACCTCCCCAAACGTGGTTGATCCATATCCAATCAATGTGCTCTCCATAAGTCAATGTCTCTCTTGATTTTGTTTTTAATACACTTGTATCATATTCTGGTTTGTTTGTGACTTTGTAATTTTCATCTACAATTAAATCTGTCAACATTCCAAAATCATCAATCTTTGTTAAGTGTCCAACTTTACGTTGTGATTTCCAATAACAAGTAGTAACTCTTAACAATCCTGAATTATCAAAATCTACTAAGTCTTCTGACTCAGTAAGAATTTTTAAAATGATATCATCACCATAAGCATTTGTTGTATCTCTATAAGATGTAAATTGACGCATTCCAAGAGAAGGTCCTTCAACATTCCATTGATGGGATCTTGTAGCATCATAGAATGAACCATCATTTTGAACACCAGGTAAAATATAACCTGCAGATTTTACAGGATAGATAGCTTCTAGACTCTTTAATTGGTCAGCATTCATTGCGTATCCAAACTTGTCAATAACATCAGCAGGAGTCATTAAATCAATCTTTCCACCCCAGTTTGACTGTGATACGTATCTTGCTCCAGGTGCTTTATGATAGAAAGTTAAAACAGGGTTCCAAACTTCAATTTCATAATCATCTTCTAACATGTGCAAATGCCAAAACTCTCTGTCTGTGATAAGACTATCTCTAAAAGCCATAGCTTCTAACTCACGCATGTTGAATCTTTCTTCATCTACTCTATGCAAGTGAGAAGCCCACTCTTCTATCATAGAACGATAGTTCTTTTTAAAGAACTCTTCTATTTCTGGTAATGTCTTTAGATTTTCCTCAGACATCATTTGTTCTACTTGTTTTGCTTGTTCTGGGTCTTGTGGATTTACACCCATTGACTCAATCTGTTTTTGCATTTTCATTTCAGCTTGTGAGAGTAACACTTGCTCTACCATCTGACGCTTCTGCTCTAACATTTCATTATAAGATGTTTCATCTACACTTCTATATGTAATCTTATCATTGCGTTTTGCAAATTCTCCAACCATAACATTTACAATGTTTGGAATAATAGGGAAAAATTTTAACTCAAATGCAGATTCATCTTCTTTAGTTAAAACATCTACAAGTTCTGCCATATCATTGTCTTCTTCAACAATGTAATCTGTCTTATCAATGATACCAGAAGCTAGTTTATAATTTTTCAGCAATCTTCTTGCATTACGTCTGATTTGCTTTAATCCTTGCGTTTCAAACCAATCCATATTCCATGCAGCCCAAGCTTCATCTTTATCTTTTGCTGGTAAAAACTGAACAGGTTGAGTAAATGTACCCATCTTGTTATAATCAGCTTTTGCTCCATTTTTTAATTGTAGTGCGTTAAAAACTTGCATATTATCTTATATTTTTAAATGCATTCCTTGGTTTCTTATTCAAGTTGGTTGTTGTTGCAGCCTGCATTCCAACATGACGAAAAGGATTCATAAATAAATTACTATTTTTATTTTTATTTTGCAACTGCTCAGTAGGTGATTCAACTCTTTTTGTGTATCCTCTATTTGACTCTTGAACTTTAGCAAAAGCTACTAAAGCACAAAATGCAACAAGTCTATCCACGTTAAGACCATCTCTATAAGCTTGCATTTCTTTTAGAAGCATGATATCAGGTATTCTTTCAACACCATATGTAACCTTAACAATAGTTCCATCTGGTTTTGTTTCTGTATCCATTTCTTCTTCAAGAAATTGTACTGCATATGACACAAGATTAGCTTTAAAAAGTGTACCTGTATTTTTCCAACCATATTCTTGGAAAACATTAGTATTACTTTTTAATTCTTTCAAGAACATAATCTGATCTTTTGGTACAAGATATTTTTGTTTTCTTCTTGAAATCATATACTGTATAAACAAATGTACGTTGTTTTCTACAATTGTCCACGCATTGTAGTACTCAATCATCAATTCTAACCTTTCATGGGTTTTCTTTAAGTCATCAAATCTACCACACCAAGAGGCAACAATACAATCTCTTTCTAACTTATGTTCTACACTACCATCTTCCTTTACTACTGTAACTTCCTGCATGGTTTTGTAAATAAAAATAGAACACAATGATTCTGAGGTAGTTGTATTATGTGTAACTAGTGCATGTTCCGTAACATAAAGATTATCTGGCGCATCAACAGATATGCATACTGCTTCTCCATCATCTATAGATTCTATATTAGTAATGTACCTATTAAACACTTTAGATATTTTATATTTGTCTTTTTTTCTAGATAGTAAAAAAGGTTGCAACCCTCTTGGTAAATTTACTCTTACAATATAAGAATTTAGATGTGTAGTTTTCTTCATTCTTATTTTAGCAATACCACCTAAACTTTGAACTAGTTCAACTACATCATATGCCAGCTGTTTAGAAGAAGAATAAAATTCTACACCATGATTTGTACAAGAACCATCTGTATCTAACAGTCCGTTTAATAAAACTATTCTTTGTGAAACTAAAGCATATTTATATTCTTCTGGTATAAATTTATGTTCTGATTTTAAACCCATTAAACCTAAATTTCTTAGTGCCTTTGTTAAAGAATTTCTATTACCTTTTTTTGTAACTATTGAGTAATCACAGTTATTGCCTTTCACTTTTTTTAATTCTAAGTCATCAGGTAAATGTAATTGTATTCCCTTTATTATTTCTTCATCAACTGAACTAAATCTTATTGATTTTTGAGATAACCCCCCGTCACCAATTAAAGCACCTAACACATAAGGGTGTATAGGTTGTTTATTTCTAGAGATGTTTATATTTACTTTTTTTAAATTTTTTGGTTGAAAGTTAATTGGTTTAACTATAGGTATTGACCATTTATTTCTATTTTGCTTATCTTTATAATAAGTAGAAATTGTGTATTCTTTTTTAATATTTCTACCTACACCATTATAAGTAATTATTTTAGTATTGTCTAATAAATCTTTTACAGAAAGAGTTATATAACCTTTAGTTCCTCCATTTAATTTTACATTCCACAAGTGATCTTCACATACTTTAATGCTATGACCATCATTAAAAGTAATTTTATATAATTTTTTAATACCTTGTGGATATACACCAATTACATTTATTGGTTGACCATTAGAACCAATTACCTGATCTCCTATTTGTATATCACCTATTCTTTTTCTACCTGTAGGTGTATATAACATATTATCCACATGTTCTGCTTTACCTTCTGATACAGGGTCAATAGAAGCATAGTACGTACCCCACTTAGGATTTCTAATAGGTTTCTCAAATATCACAACAACTCCTTCTTTGTCTTGAGTTTTTGGAGATATAGGAAATTCTAATATTGGAACTTTTCTTGTAGGTTTTGTAACTATTTTATCATCTTCACGTACAAGTTCTACATATTCTGTAATGTAGGTTTTATCTTCAATTCTGCGTATTTGTTGTGCTACAAGATGTTCAGGAAATCTTGCTTCTTTTCTATAATCAAATGCCTCTTTAATATTCATTGGCTTTTGAGAAATACGCAATCTATAATCTTCAGGTTTAAGTTTTTTCTTCCAGTCTTCTCTTTCTGCAATAATCATTTCTATTGCACGCTCCACTTCAGAGTTACCATACTTATCAATGCATGGTAGCATTGACCATTGTTCAGGTATAAATAAACCACACATTCCTTTTGTATCATGCTCATCTAACAAGGTTGTTTCAACAGCATATACATCTTTTGAATCAGGGTTCATTACCATTTCTTTTAATGGTTCACACTGATCTAAGTCACCCACAGAACCTGCTACCACAAACATACCAGTATATATCATACCTGATTTCATAGCTGGTAAAAGGTACTCTATGGTTGTATTCATTTTTGGTGCAATCCCTGCTTCTTCATGAAAGAATAATGTACAAGGACCCCCAACACCATTTGTAGGATCTTTATCTAAAACCACACCCATAAGTGCAGATTTTAAACCAATATCTACTTTTCTACCTCCTTGGGTAACTTCTGCTTTTTGTTCCCAGTTTAATACTTTGTCTGGGTTACATGGTCTGTACCATGCAGTATGTTTGTTTAGGAAGTTTCTGTATTCTTCCATAAAACGCCAGGTTCCTTTTTCATTGATATAATCTTTTAGGGAACCAGCCATTTTGGATACAGAACCTTCTTCAAACCAAAATAGATTTATAATTTTTCCAGCATGATAATAAGAAGATGCAATCTGACGTTTCTTCAAAATTGCTGCATGCTTATTGGATAATTGTGCAAGTTCTTCATATAGAGCCATGTGATACTGAGCATCACGCACATCAGCAAACGTAAATTTGTTTACTTCTTTGTTATAGATTGGTAGAAAGTTAAGCCACATGTAGTAATCTCTTGGAAGATACCATGTATTCTTTTTGTGTTTGATTAAGATACCATTTCTGCATCTATCTTTTTGAGTATTCCAATACTCAGTAAAATCTTTTGACCTTTCAGGAGCTATACAATATACTCTTGTTTTATTAAAAATTCTAGCTTGCTCATTAAACATCTCAGAACTCTCATCAAAATTATATTGACCTGGCTCTTTAAACAGAGGCAGCAAATAATCTAACAACTCTTGCTTTGTCTCAAAAGATGTTGTGGACCATGTTTTAGTCTCATACGTGTATGTAGGTATTTCTCTATACATAATTATAAATTTCTTACACTAAGCATTACAGTTCTTGCATCATTATAATTCCACAATACTGCTGTAACTATATAGCGTTCTTGACCAATTTTAATACAATCTTGTCTATGTGGAACCTGAGTCATTTGTCTTGTAATTAAGTGGTCTCCACTTACATGTTTTACTATAATGACATAGACATTAGAATTGGTCGTAGGCAAGGTTTTGTCCACCTCTGACTTGACTTTTTTGCTCTTCCATAAGGTCTTTATACGCTCCTTTAAAGGAACTGCGGATTGCTTCAAATTTTGCTGCTGCATTGACCAAAGCTGTAATATTCCCATCTCTACCATGTGTTATTGGAGTAGTATCCATGTAATCACCTAATCTATCTAACATTGATTTTAAACCCATGTATGCTCTGTATGTAGGTGTTTCATACATTTTTCTGCAAAAATTAAGAGCATCTACTATCTCATCATCTTCTGTAGAAAATTCAGCTTCTAGCTGAGCAATTATTAATTCTTCTTTTTCATGTTCGCGTACATCAAAGAAAGGATTTAAATCTGGATTTGGACATGTCATATAAAACAAGTAGCTGTATATTTTCATGAAATCTTCAGGATATTCATCCATAATTCTTTTGAGCACTATCAGGTTATGACAGTGCTCTGTAGGAACAATAACATTGTTTTGTATATCAAATAGCTTAATCATTTTTTTTGCTTTTGTATTTAACTATTTCATGTTTGTTAAACTTCAACCAGCTAAATAGTGAATTTACTTCTTCTCTTAAATAAGGCAATTGATATTGAATAACTTCTTTTACAATTGGATCACCTTCTTCTGTTCTTTTTGCAATAGGATATCCAAATTCATCTTCTCCTTCTGTCTCAAACAACACATGCTGTAATGTAAGACTTCCAGGTTTTAATTTTGGATTATGCTTAATAATCATGTACATGTATATACTTAACTGCAAGGCATAATGGAAATAGTTACAATCATCTAGGTGATGCAATGGCTGAGTCATCTTTTGTGGAAGACCTTCCCAGTTTACAAATGAGGATGTCTTTATTTCTTTATTTGTCTTATAATCAAGGATATGCACACATCCATTGGCAATCTCAACTAAATCTGATTGACCACAGATGCCAGCAGATTTTAAATATACTAAATGTTCAGGATAAATACCTTCATCAAGCTTCTGAGAGGTAGCAGTTTTAACACCTTTTTCATCAACATCAGGAGCAAATACACCTAAGTTAACTCCATGTCTGTTTAAACTATCACATGCTAATAAATCTGCTTCTCTTTGGTTATGATACCAAGTACCTAAATCAGTAGCACGTTTTGATTCATTATTCCATGTGGCAATAATGTCTTCAGGTTTCATTCCAAACCATTTTGATTTTTTGCTTTTGGATACTTTCTCAGCAATTTTTTTTGAATCAAAAGGTTGTTTAAAATAAGAAACTAAAGTAGTAACACTTATCCAATCTATTTTTTCTTCTGGATTAATAGATTCATAAGAATGATTGTCTGGATGAAATACTAACATAATATTATTTGGATAAACTATTTAACAATGCGTCTTCTTCTTCTTGTGTGGTTATTGCAGACCAATGTCCAACAGGACATTCAGAAGACAATGAACGTGTTTTAAATGCAAGTTTGCAACCACATTGACCACAACAAGGTTGGGTTCCCTTTATATAACACTTGTCACCAGCATTATCAATCTCAGGACAGATGTTACAAATCTGCATGCGCATATCAGCAATCTCCTCAACATGTTCCTGTTTAAAGACACTATTTTTGATACCCTCAAAAATCTTACCTTTATCTTTCCAAAGTTTAATCAAGCTCATTTTTGTTGTTTTTGTAGTTGTTTTTTTCTTCTTCTTTTAATAATTTCTTATCATTTTCTTCCTTAAAGTTAAGAAGTATTTTCTCATATAGTTGCATTTCGCTTTTTAAATTGCTGATGCTTCTATACTCTTGAAAATTAGGTTCTTCTATCTTCTCTAATTTCTCTAAGGCTTGTTGGTACATTTTATGTTTTTCTATAAGCCTTTTTTTGTTGACCACAAATGTGCCTAGTTTATCTACTCCTATCCTGTAAAATTCAAGATTTCTAAGTTTGTGATAAACATGCTTGTAGTAACAAGAAACAATTTCATCAACAGTATCAGCTGAGATGTTAAGTCTATCTGCTACAATTGCTGATACTTGTTTACGCTTAATTGCTCTCAACTGATAAAAATTTATAGTCCAACAATACGTTACCTGCAGTGTGTACATCAATCTTTGATGAAAGTTGTATCATCTTTTTATATGTATCAGACTTTACAACTAGACCACGCTTTTCTAGCTTTGTTAACTTGTTTCTTACATTTTGAGATTTGACAGCAAAGTCTTCTGGTTCTATGTTTTGGTAAGTTTGTTTTACAATAAAATTACAGAACTTAGTTAAATCCACTGACCCATGCACGCCTAACCACGTAAGCAATTCCAAATCATTATCTGCTATTTGTTCTTTCTTGAAAAATACAAGGTCAGTTATGATCTGATACTTGATCAAATCATAACGTGACAATCTGTACTTTTTCTCAATTTTCGCTACTTCCATTTGAATTAAGAATATTTCTGAATGTTAATCCAGAATCTTTTGGGTATCGCTTTTCAATGCTTCTACCTACAACAGCACCTGTCTCATCAATATGTTGTGTGATGATAACATCTTCTACTGTGGTTAATGCTTCAGCTATTGCATACGAACCATCTGGATTCCTTTGTTGTGTGGTTACTTGAATAACCACGTCATTACCACATGGCATAGCTTTTGTAGATTTCATCCATCCCTCAGCCTCAGAAGATGCTTTTGATATTAATTTAAAAGTATCTCCATTGCCCCAAAACTGAATGTCTTTTACATTTTTTCTAGCACCATTTGCTGTGGTGTTGTGTAATGATTTACTTTCCATACTGTTTTGTTTTTACAATTAATATGTGATTAATCCAAGACTTCAATGCTTCCATCTTGCTTTTGTTACCTGATTTGCTCATGATTTATAGGGTTTAGGTTTTTCAACCTGGTTAATACATCTTTTCCAGTATGATGATCAAACTCATACTTTGCTTTTTCCACTTCAGGGATTTGGAATAAGTCCCAGTCTTTCATTTCATAATGATTGGTAATTTGTCCATCAGGCAACATTGCCACAACAACAAACCATCCGCCACCAAAACACAATTCACCATCATGGTGTCTTCTAGACTTATGCACATCATATTTTACTAAATGATATTCTTGTCCAGTAATTTTCCAGTTTGGGTTTAATGTTTTGATTTGAGCCCACTCATTAAACAATGCTGCATTGTACATTTTTTTAAATTCATACAATTCATTGTAAGTATGATATCTATTAGACAACTCATTAATAGCTGCTTCATCAGAGTAGGTCTTCTCAAAGATTTGTGGTTTGCAAGGATAAAACTCATTATCTACACCTTTGATAATATAATCATTTACGCTAGCACGCATAGATCCTTCTAAAGTGTGAATAAATAAAGCATCACCTTTAAACGTGTATTTTCTTTCAGGACCTTCACAAAATTCTACAACATCTAATGAATTATTACCTGTCCATTGGATAGCCTCAATAATAACTGGTTTTTTTACAAACTTACCCATAAGACTAATCCTTATAAGTAATTGCTTTGACTATATTCATCTGAGCATTTATAACCTCAGTAATTGCATGCTCTATGATAAGTTTCTTGTCAGAACTAGGATTATCTAATAAGTGTTTGTCCATAAGGTCTATTAAATATGCACAAGCGCGTTTTGCGGTTGCAACCTCATCATCACCACTTGGATTAAATGTTAATCCTACTAACTTTTCACCTCTAGTAAATTCAGGTATCTTAACCTCCATTACTTCTTTAATTCCTTCTTCCATTTTATTTTTTTTTACTACCATACAATAGAAATATCATATTCATTAACCAACATCTTTGTTTCTTCACCCACAGGGATTCTTTCTGCATTTGTCAATACACCTGCAGGAATATACACGCGATCTCCTTCTTTGATTTTCTCTACATCTGAACCAACAAGTGCAACCTCTAAACTTGTCCACTGTTTGATCATCTCTGTTTCCAATTGTTTTTCAACTTCTGGAGTCAACTCAATTATTGACTCTGGTCTTTTAGGTACATTGATCAATATACGTTTTCCTAATAATTTCATAATTTAAACTTTTAAGATTTATTCTTCTTCTTTGTCCTGGTTCTCTTTTATAGCCTCATCTATAGAAGCTGTGATGTTTGCAATCATTGCTGCATGTTGCAACCTCTCAGATTCATGCTTGACAGCACGCGCCTGTTGCTCTGCCAAGTCAGCACGTAGAGTAGCCAACTCAATCTGCTCTTTGTACCAAGCAACAACCTCTTCCTTGCTTGGAGCTTTTTTTTCTTCTTCTACCATTTTTTATGTTTTTGGGATTTGACACAAATATACTCAAAAGTTTAAACTTTCCAAATTTAGTATTATATTTACAGCATGTATGTAACAAGAGAACTTGAATGGGAGGCAACTCAACTTTTAGCAGAAGCATTAGATGGTTTTAACACGCATCCATCTAACACCCTAATGATAATAGTAAGTCCAGATTATAGTGCAAGCATAGGAATGCACATGGCTCATCACCTTAGTAAAGATGGCGAGATGCTAGACTTAGACTTTATAGAAGTACCATACCCAGACCAAGATGTAAACATATACATAAACAAATTCCTAAACTCAGGCAGCCTTGCCAAATACAAATCCTATAAACAAGTAATCCTAATAGAAGCAGGAGTAATCTCTGGCAAAAACTACACGTGGATTACAAACATCCTTGATCAACATAACATCCCCTACATTACCTCAACCCTGTTTGAACATACAAACAGCCAATACAAATCTAACGCAGTTGGTATGTACTACAACTCAGACCTAGAATTTTACTGGGAACGCCACAATAACCACTGGCTATAAGAAAAATTTTTTGGAAATTTTTTTGGAGTAACAAATACTGTGTGTTAGAGGGGTGGTTATTAACTATGTGTCTTAGAGAGGTGGGACTCCATAAGTAACAAGCCCCCACCCAAAACAAAAACAACTGCACCCCCCTATGCATTCAGATCAATGTCCTATATTATGTACAAAACGTACTACATAGCAGGAGTAAGCATTGTTGCTAAAACCTTGGAGGAAGCATACGCCTACTTCAGGGACTACTGCAACAATGCAAAAGGCTAGGCTGGATGTCTGGTGCCTGCGCAGGCAGAGTGTGTTATATATAATGTATAGCACACTCTTGTGATATTGATATATACCCATGTTTAGGACTTCAACCCCCTAAACATTCAAGATATAGGCTTTTGCAATGTGGCCTTGAGAATTATGTTGCACAGTTTATTCACTCATAAAATTCCTACATTATGAGCTCAAAAATTAAAATTGTACCAAGCGCGAATGGTACAGCAGTTAGAACGTATGCAAATAACCCAGTGTTTGGATACGTAGTCCTTGAATCTACAGACATGGTATTTGCCAATGGCTGGATAAAGGAAAAGAAGCGCACCTGCATCTTGCGTGCAGAGGTTAAGTTGCTAGGCGCATTTGCTGCAATGCCTTCCATTTCAGGAAGGATATGTGTCCAAGAGTTTCTAGCAAACTCAATACCTGCGCATGTGCAGAAGGAGCATGTCAGAGATGACATTCCATTTGCAGAGGCCATTGCAGACTTCATCAAGAAGGCTGGTAAGGATGGCCCAGCATTAACAATAGGTGGTGTGCCTATTGTGCGTTTTACCAACTATGACCCAAGTGGTCAAAGCACTGATTCTATGTTGCAGTATGACAATATTGATGAGGTGATGGAGTGGGTGAAGCGTAATGCTGATGACGCTGATGGTGAAGTCAGTGCGTCTCTTCCAGGTGGTGAGTAACCACCAAAAACAGGTTAGTGAGAGGACACCTTAAAGTCCTCTCTTTATTTTAAATACTTATTATTATGAATACTTTTGAAATTATCATAGAAAAAATGACTGATGAGCAATTAAATGTTGCTTATAGTCAAAATCAAAATGCACGTCGCAATGAGATGACGTGTATAATTGAAAAACAAGCATCAATTGATTTAGAGATTCTCTATGATAGAGAAATCAGAAAAAGAGCCACTAAATTGATGGCTATAACTCTAAACAATTCTATTGCTGGGTTATAATTAAAAAAGGCATGTGAGGGAGAGCCTACAATCTCCCTCTTTATTTTAATATTTATTGTTATGATTAGTTTTGACAAAAGAGAGCGCAGATTTCTAGATGATACTTCTACTCTGTGCACAGCTTTCCTATCTGATAGAATCAGGTTGCATATAGATGCAACACTAGGTTTCATACCTAGAAATGCCTATATAGGTAATTCTGCTGGTGACTATGTATTTATCAGTGTTGTAGACAAAAATGGTGATGTCTACACTTACACTGATTGTTACTATCTAGATGATGAATTGCAAGACAAAGGCATCGTTTTATAAACTTTTAAATTTTCTACATTATGAAAAAAATTAACTTTTATATCATGTCTATAGCATTAGGCATGATATGCTTGATTTTCATTGAAGGCGCAATGACTTTAGGGTCTGTCTTCCAGTTTGAACACTATGGTGTATTTGCTTGGGTGTGCCAAGCAATTGCTGTAGTGTTCACAATAACCCTGTCTATGCACATAGCAGGGAAAGAATTAGAGGAGGGCAAGTAGTCCTCCTTATTTATTTATTAATATTTTAAAAATTA